TGCTCAACCTAGTATGCCTTGGTATCGTCACATGAGAATTATCTACCAAGACAATGATACTTGGAAAGAAGTTATCAATAAAGTGGCTAAGCAATTAAATGGGACTTGGTGATTGGTTAATGGCATCCGGTGATGCTAAAGAAGCTAACGAAAGAACCGGTAAAAAGGTTAAGTTAGGTGATGGCGTTAGAATGTCATGGGATGGTCAAGTATTTGCTAACAATCCTAGAATGGCTAGTAACTCTGATACAGACGTAGTATGGGTTAAAAACTATCAAGGTCATAGACCATATCTCAAAGGCACTAAGAATGGTCGGTTATTATTTAATGATGACTATAAGCCTAGAGTAGGTGAAGTTTACTTTAACCAATTAGAAAAGAAAAACATAGATAAAATAGATAAGGACTACATAGTTGTAGAGCCTAATGTTAAAAGAGTCTATGCACACACAGTTAATAAAGCATGGCATGGTTGGGAAGAGTTATTTAAACATGATTTACCATGGCTACAGCTAGGTGATGTTACTGTAAAACGATATACAAAGTGGAAAGAAACCACAACCTTTAGAGAAGCATTACAAGTATTAAGTAAAGCAAAGTTATTTGTAGGAACAGATGGTGGTTTACATCATGCAGCAGCAGCATTAGGCATACCTTCTGTAGTAATATGGACAGGTTTTACTTCACCGAGGCACTTAGGATATGACACCCATAGAAATATACATGACGGTTCAGAGCCATGTGGGACTTATGATAGCGTATGTCAACATTGCCTTTTAAAAAGCAAAGCAATAACCGTAGAACAGGTTTTAGATGCAGTTAATACTGAGTGGCATAGAACGCAGAGATAACGTCTTAAAACGCTTGCAAAAGCATTGTAAGGGTATTTTAACAAGGGAATGGGATAACAAGTCTATTCCAGTCATGGTAGGTAATTTACATGGTGCAGATAAGATACAAATAGCCTGTAGAGAACAAAAAATACCCTATATTCTGATAGACCATGGCTACTTTCACAGGTCATCTGAATTAGAATGGGCTAGATTCTGTGTTAATAACTACCATTGCACAGATTGGCGTGTATCAGATAGAGAAACACCTAAAGTTCACGAGTATCGTAGTGGTGAAAACGTAGTTGTGTTACCTCCACCAGAAAAGATAGCTTATATTTACCAAACTTCTCTTTGGTTAGATACAACAATAGAAGAGATTAGAAAACATACAGAGAGAAAGATTGTCATTAAGCGTAAAGGCGAAGGTGACTTTAAACAAACATTAGAAAAAGCTCATGTCATTGTGAGTTTTGGTAGTGTCGCAGATGTAGAAGCACTTATTCGTGGTGTGCCTGTCATAGGTTCACCTTATAGCCCTGCAAACCCTGTATCCAATAACATTAAAGACATAGAAAACTTAACATATTTTGACAGAACAGCATGGTTAAGCTCATTAGCTGCAAGTGAATGGCATAAAGATGAGATGGACAAGTGCTGGGATAGACTAAAAGGACAATTAGATGGCATTTACAACCTATACTAGCTTTGTAACTACAGTAGAGAGTTACTTAGCACGAACAGACTTGACAACTGTCATACCTGACTTTATTCAGATGGCACAGTTAAGAATGAGTCGTGACTTACGAACAGAAGCTATGTTAAAAGTAGCAACAACTACTCCTACAGATAGCAAGGTAGCATTTCCTACTGACTTCTTAGAGTTAAGAGAGATGCACTTTCAGGGTAACCCACCTATTCTGTTAGAGTTCCAAACACCTGACTTGTTTTTCCGTAATGGTCAAACAACATTATCAGGTCGTTCACACTACTTTACAATGTTAGGTACTGAGTTTCAATTTGCACCTACTCAAGATACAGATTATACAATTCAAATTTTATACTATGCTCAACCAACATTTATTTCTACTACAACTTCTAGTAACTTGTTCTTAGCATACTACCCAGACGCTTTACTTTACGCAACATTGGCAGAAGCAGAACCGTATCTTATGAATGACCCAAGAGTAGCAACATGGTCAGCATTATACGATAGAGCTATTGCTAATATTAAGAAAAGCGATTTAGGCTCAACATACGCATACACAACATTAAACGTAACACCAAGATAAAGGAAAAATCATGGCAGAAATGAGTAACTTTTTAGAGAACGCACTTTTAAATGCAACTCTAAACGCAACAACATACACAGCACCAGCAACAGTCTATGTATCACTATGGACTTCAAACCCTAATGATGATGCTTCAGGTACAGAAGTTAGCACAATGGGTACAGGCTACGCTAGAACAGCAGTATCTTTTGCAACAGCTTCAGGCACATCTGGTAACGTATTAAATGATGCTGACGTAACTTTCCCAACAGCAACAGCTTCATGGGGAACAGTAGGTTGGATTGGTATTAATGATGCAGCAACAGCAGGTAACCTTTTATACCATACAGCATTAGATACAGCTAAAACAATTGATACTGGTGATATCTTTAAGATTTCAACAGGCAATCTTTCAGTTACATTAGCTTAAGGATAACTCATGCCTTTAGTCGTAAAGGATAGGGTACAGGAAACAAGTACCACCACAGGCACAGGTACGTTTACGCTTGCTGGTGCAGTATCTGGCTTCCAGTCATTCTCTGCAATAGGTGATGGTAATACTACTTACTATGCTATTGTAGGTGGTACAGAATGGGAAGTAGGTCTAGGTACTTATACATCTTCAGGTACTACTTTATCTCGTACTACCATACTAGAGTCTAGCAATGGTGGCACAGCAGTCAACTTTAGTGCAGGCACAAAGAATGTATTTGTTACTTATCCTGCTGAAGAAGCTGTTTACCAAGATGCTAATGGTGATGCTTATGCTCCACAGTTTGCTGCGTCTAACGGACTTAATGTTAATAACGCTACTATAGGTACATCTTATACATTCCCTACAGGATATAACTCTGTAGAAGCTGGTGATGTTACTCTCTCTGGTGGCGTAACAGTTACCGTTCCAAGTACATCAAGATGGGTGATAGTATGAGTACAATTATAAATGCAACTACAACCAATGGTGTTGTCATACAACCTGACAATAGTGGCTCATTAGTATTACAAACTAATAGTGGAACTACAGCACTTACTATAGATACATCACAAAGAGCAGCCTTTGTAGCAGGTACAGCAGCAGCTCCAGCTATTACTACTACAGGCGATACCAATACAGGTATATTTTTCTCTGCTGCTGATACTATAGACTTTGCTGAAGGTGGTACTGCTGTTGGTCAGTTTGACTCATCTGGTAACTTTAAATTCAACTCTGGATATGGTTCAGTAGTTACAGCATACGGATGTCGTGCATGGGTAAATTTTAACGGTACAGGTACAGTAGCTATTAGAGCTAGTGGTAATGTAACAAGTATTACTGACAATGGCACAGGTGATTATACAGTAAACTTTACAACAGCATTTTCTGATACAAACTATGCTCTATCTGGTTTTATTCGTTCAGACCTTGTCACCCCAGACAATGTACATAATTTAACAGCAGGTTCTTCAGCAACTAAAACAACATCTGCTGTTCGTGTGCTTTCTAGGTATACATCAGGTCTTACTGATACAACAGAAATTGATGTACAAATATTCCGCTAAAAGGGCAAATAAATGAACAAAAGAATTGTATATCAAAATGACGAAGGCGGAATTAGCATTATAGTTCCAGCAGACTGTGGTTTAACTATAGAAGAAATTGCTGTTAAAGACGTACCACAAGGTAAAGCATATCATATTGTAGACGTATCTGAAATACCAACAGACAGAACATTTAGGAACGCATGGACATGGCAATAATTGTTGATATAAACAAAGCTAAAGACATTACTAAAGATAGGTTACGTCAAGAACGTAAACCTTTACTAGAAGCTCAAGATGTAGCATTTCAACGTGCTTTAGAGTCTAACGCAGACACATCTGCTATTGTTGCAGAGAAGCAAAGACTTCGTGATATTACTACATTGGTAGATACAGCAAATACAGTAGAAGAATTAAAAGCATTGGAAATTAACTAATGGCTAAACTAATACTTAACGGTTCTACTTCAGGTTCAGTCACACTAGACGTACCAGCAGTAGCAGGTACTACTACGCTAACTTTTCCTGCTACAACAGGTGTCCCAGTTATAGCTGATTCATCTACAGGTGGTGCTTATATACCTACAGGCACGACTGCACAAAGACCAGTTAGTGCTGTAAATGGTATGACACGATACAATACGACTACTGGTCAGTTAGAAATATACAATACTGTAGGTGGATGGGTAAATGCTGGAACTGCTGGTAATACTTATACCGCTTCTTATTTAGTTGTAGCTGGTGGCGGTGGTGGTGGTGCTGATAATGTACTTGGAACTGCTGCTTCTGGTGGCGGAGCAGGCGGACTACAAACAAGTACATTATTATTAACTTCTGGTACAGTATATACAGCTACAGTAGGTGCTGGTGGTAGTGGTGGTACAAGCGGTAGTCGTGGAACAACAGGAAATAATTCTGTATTTAGTAGTGTAACTTCATTGGGTGGTGGTGGTGGTAGTAGCGGTACAAGCAATAATGCTGGATTAGCTGGTGGTTCAGGTGGTGGGGCATCAAATAATGCTGCAGCGGGGTCAGGTACTTCTGGGCAAGGCAATAATGGTGGTGTTGCTGGTGCTAGTGCTGGAAGTGGAGGTGGCGGAGCTGGAGCTGTTGGCGGAGTTACTAATGGAGGTAATGGTAGTGCTTCTTCAATCACAGGCTCGTCTGTAACATACGCAGGTGGCGGTGGTGGTAGAACAAGTGGAGGAACTTTTGGTACTGGTGGCACAGGTGGTGGTGGAGATTTTTTTAATAATGGCACAGCTAACACAGGTGGTGGAGGCGGTGGAGGTGGCGGTGGCGGTGGTGGCTCTGGTGGTTCTGGTGTAGTTATCTTATCAGTCCCAACAACTAATTATTCAGGCACAACTACAGGTAGCCCAACTATAACTACATCAGGTGCAAATACAATTATCAAATTCACAGCATCAGGAACATACACAGCATGATTACAATATATAAAGGAACAGTATAATGCCTATCGTGCTTTCTGGAACAAATGGCATAACTAATGCTACATGGACTACTGGTACAAGACCGTCTGCTCCTAGTACAGGACAGCAAGGGTATAATACTACTTTAGGTGTTATGGAAGTTTATAATGGTACTGCATGGGTTGCAATTGGTGACCAAACAATATATTACACAGCATCTTATCTAGTAGTTGGTGGTGGAGGTTCTGGTAGTGCATCACATGGAGCTGGAGGTGGAGCAGGAGGTTTACAATCAAGTACTGCTACTCTAACATTGGGTTCAGTCTATACAGCTACTGTTGGAGCAGGTGGTGTAGCTTCAGGAACTTCAAGTGCTGTTGGATTAGATGGTTCTACATCTTCTTTATCTGGTGCAGGAATTACTACAATTTCATCTGGAGGTGGTGGCGGAGCTGGTGCTGGTTATCCATCATCATCTTGTGTTGGAAGAAATGGTTTAGCTACCAATGGTAATGGCGGTGGAGCAGGTGGCGGTACAGGTAGTTCTGGACAGGCTGGTGGTTCAGGTAGTGGTGCTGGGTTTGCTGGTGGTTCAATGGTTACTAACGGAACAGCAGGTGCTGGTGGTGGTGGTGGCGGTGCTGGTGCTGTTGGAGCAAATGCTACAGGTTCTGGTTCTGGAGGTGCTACAGGCGGTGTTGGCGGTGTAGGATTATCTAATTCTATTACAGGTTCAGCAGTATTTTATGCTGGCGGTGGTGGCGGTGCTGGATGGAATACCAATGGTGCGGCAGGAGGAAATGGCGGTGGTGGTGCTGGAGGCAACCCAGGTGTAAAGGGTGTTAATGGAACAGCTAATACAGGCGGTGGTGGTGGAGGTTCTGGAGATGGTTCTACTGTTACAGGTGGTAATGGTGGTTCAGGTGTTGTTATTATTTCTGTGCCAACCGCAAATTATTCAGCAACAACAACAGGTTCACCTACAGTAACAACTTCAGGTTCTAATACAATCATTAAATTTACAGCCTCTGGCTCATACACAGCATAAGGATAAACTATGTCACATTTTGCAAAAGTAACAGACGGTAAAGTAACACAAGTCATAGTAGCAGAAAAAGAATTCTTTGATACATTTGTAGACTCAAGTCCTGGCACTTGGTTACAAACATCATACAACACACATGGTAATCAACATCCAGAAGGTAGACCTTTAAGAGGTAACTACGCTGGCATAGGGTTTACATACGACTCTACTAACGACGTATTCTACGCACCACAACCATTTCCATCATGGATACTAAATAATAACACATGGTTATGGGAAGCACCTGTAGTTTATCCTACAGACGGTAAGCAATATAAATGG